GCTCGCTCCTCTCCTCCTGGCGTCTGTGCGTGCGCGTGGCCCTCCCCTAGGGGGGGTGGGGGTGTGGGGGTACACCCCGAAAGGAAGCGGTGCGTCGCCCTTCCCCTAACACCAGGCTATTATTGTGAGTTTCCCGAATGCGGAACACGGCCGTCATTTTATTCACTCTGGAGTCCCACCAAATACCCTTGCCAAAATTTTTTCCACCTAATTTTTAACTTCCCTATCCATTGATGCCCTCTAGACTACTACCCTCTCGATGGTATATACTCTAGTCACACCCAGACCATCCCACAAGCGTCCTTCGTGACGCTACAGGATGATTCTCGGGATAGACGTATACAAATACATTTTATGTATTTAGACGTCTCACAGAGCCTCTCAGGCACGTCTCATGACGATTCTCATAGGCTACTAGTAATACATTTACATGAAAGGATTTATATGGCTAAATCTATAGACCAAGACAACCCGTTTGAGCGTATCAAGGATATTGATTATGATGCTAGTTCAGCCCTAGCGGAGTTTACGAAGATGGGGGTGGATGAGGTGAAGTGGATCTCTACGGGAGTACCTTCGTTTGATTCGCTCACTATGATACCAAGGGGTCGTGTGACACAACTGCAAGCTCCGTATGCTACGGGAAAGGGCCAGCCAGTGGATTCTATTATTCCTATGGCTGATGGCTCTACAAAGCGTATGGGTGATATTAACCCTGGAGACTACGTTATCGGTTGGGACGGTAAACCTGCTGAGGTCTTAGGGGTATATGATCGGGGTGAGTTGCCTACATACAAGGTTTCTATCTCTGGTGGTACGTCACTCGAAGTCGATGGTGAGCATCTGTGGATGATTCGTCAGGAAAATCCTATCTCTCCGTGGGAGATTGTTGAGACTCGTGAGTTGGCTCAGAAACGCCATCTGTGGGGGAGTTGTTTGCCTATTGTGGACTCTGTGGCTTATGACAACGGCACGTTGAAGGAAGACCCCGAGTATGTGGCTCGTCGATTTGTTGAGGCTGATACTCCTGCCTCTATCTTTGATCGGTGGACAGTGGCTAATCTCTGGTCACGGTATAACTTCCTCAATAGCGTGATCACCTCTATCGGTACTGTCGGTGCGGGGGGTATGATATATGTGACTATTACTGATAAAAAGAAGCGTGAGCAGTTCTGCAAGATTGTCTATTCGCTTGGTGGTACGATCACATCTACAGAGCATCTCAAGGGGTCGCCTTATGTTGTGTTTCAGTTACCTTACAACCCATTTATGACTGAGGAGGAGCAGAGCAAGTACACTCCACCAGAGGCTATTTCTCGGCGTATTTTGTCTGTGACTAAGACTGGTGAGACTAAGAAAATCCGGTGTATTTGGGTAAATGGGCCTAAGAACCTTTATGTTGCTTCTGAAGACTATATTGTCACCCACAACACCACTCTTGCGCTTAATATGGTGGCAGGGCTTCGGGATAAGAAGGTGTTTTATGTGGATTCTGAGGCGTCTTTGAACCCTGAGTTGTTGATCGCTCTGAAGCTTAACCCTGCTAATTTCACCCTGTACAACAAGTCTGCCTTCCTAGAGGATATTTATGAGGCTATCAAGGAGGCTGCAGAGGATGGGTCGTATGATATGATTATCTTTGATTCATTAGCTGCTTGCACTACGAAGACTGAGGCTGAGGACAATATTGCTAATGCGAATATTGGGCAGAAGGCTAAGATGGTGAATAAGATGATGCGGGTGTTACCGATTCTTCTAGCTAAGAACGATACTGCCCTTGTGATTATCAACCAGGAGCGGGAGGTGATTGGTGGGTATGTGCCGCAGAAATACACGCCAGGCGGTATGGCTGTGCCGTATGCTGCATCGCTCATGATCTCACTGAAGACTATGAAGTCGTGGCGGTTTGGTCGCACCACCAAGGACACGCAGGCTGGGAATTTCATTGGGCATTTCATTGAGGCGACTATTATTAAGTCCAAGGTGAATACACCGTGGCGGAAGGCTAAGTTTAAGTTGTATTATCCACAGCCACGCGAGGAGGAAGATAATGAGAGTGACTCCTAATTGGCTTAATCTGTATGCCCCAGTGGTTGATGGTATTCTACCTGATGCCCTGGTTGCTTACGGCAAGCGGCTTATTACACGGCCTGACAGGCGATTCCCTGGCTGTGGGGAGTATCAGTATACGTTCGCAGTGCATTTGTTTATTGTTACGTTAAGATTCGATTGGAGGCGGTTTAGATGGTAAGAACTTTGTACGAGAAATATGGGCTAACGCCAGAGTTTATTAAGAGTCAGAAGGATATTTCGAAGGTTCTGTATGGCGGCAAGAAGACTAAGAATGGGCCTAGGAAGGCTAACCATCACATGGGCAAGAAGATGAAGGATGCTTATGTAGGTATTTATGCTGATAATTTTGAGACATATATGAGTATTCAGAATTTCAGTATGTTCTGTAACATTGCCTTGAAGCACGCTTCGGCTATTATGGCGACAGAGGTGAATGCTTATATGATGGGGCTTGGGCCCCTTGATCGGCCGTCACAGTTGCTTGTGGAGGCGTTCAATGAGTTGCACCCCTTGCGTGTTGAGTCTAAGAACCGGTTTTTAGCGAAGCGGCAGAAAGAACATGAGAAGATGTTGAAGGAAATCAATGGCGAAGCATCCAAAGCTTAGTGAGAAAACACGGGAGAGGATTGTAAATAGTATCCCTAATTTCTACCTCCTCTCTCCTGATGACCAGATCCGTGAAACGGTGAAGCTTATTGCGGGGGATTTTCTTCTGTTTTGTGAGCGTAATCTCATGATTCGTGACAAGTATTCTAACCAGCTGATTCCATTCTATGATGTGTTGAACTGGGAGCAGATGGAGCTTATCAAGATGGTGGCAGAGGATCTCGCTACGGGGCGTCCTATTCGGTACATTGTATTGAAGGCTCGTCAGATGGGTATGTCTACGTTGATTGAGGCGATGGGGTATTGGTGGACATCTACCCACCGATTCACTACTACAGTGATTATTGCTCATGAAAAGGAAGCCACAAAGAATCTTTATGAGATGTTCCGTCGGTACTACGAGTATTCTCACCCATCATTCAAGCCTGACCGGAAATATAACACGAAGCAAGACCTTACCTTTGATGTCTCTGACGAAGTCAAGAAGACGTACGACGCACAAAACCTACCGTCTCCTGGGTTACAGTCTGAGATTAAGACGATGGTGGCTACAGAGGGCAAGGGGCGTTCTAGCACGATCAAATTCTTGCACGGTAGTGAATGTGCCTTCTGGGATGATTCTGCGGACGTCACGTCTGCTGCGGTGCAGGCTGTACCAATGGCCCCAGAAACCTTTATTTTTCTGGAGTCCACGGCCAACGGTATCGGTGGCTATTTCTATGATGAGTGGAATGCTGCCAAGCGAGGGGAGTCACAGTTCCGCCCAGTGTTCTTCGCATGGCATTCGCACAATGAGTACGAGACACCGAATATTATTGATGATGATCTTGGTGACCTAGATGCTGAGGAGGAGGCGCTCTATAAGTTATTCGAGCATGAGGGGTACGATCGTGCGTCATGGCCTCGTAAGATCTATTGGCGTAGGCTAAAAAAGAAGGAATTTCGTACTGACCCCAAGAAGTTTTATCAGGAATACCCTTCCACTCCAGAGGAAGCGTTCCTTGCGTCTGGTCGGCCTGTCTTTGACGTCCCTATGCTCCAGGAGATGGAGCGTATCGCAGTGGATGCACAGAAGACCCACCCGTATATGTGTGGCGATATTAAGAAGGTTGTCGACCCAGAGACTGGCATGGAGCGTATCAAGTTTATTGAGATACGCCGGGTGGGTGATAATGACCCAACACCACTACGTGTATGGTGGGATGTCGATCGTTCGCGTAAGTATGTGATTGGCGTGGACGTGTCAGAAGGTATTGAGGTGGAAGCATCCTCAGGTAAGGAAGCCGACTTCTCTGTGATTACTGTCTTTGATGTCTTAGCCCGCAAGGTTGTGGCGCGCTGGCGTGGATATGCTGACCCTGATCAGCTCGGTGAGATCGTATTTAATATTGGTACGTACTATAATACCGCCCTTGTAGGGGTGGAGATCAACAACCACGGTATTGCCACTGCCGCCAAGCTGCGTAATATGTTCTACCGCAATCTATATATGCGCGAGACTGCAGAGGATGAGCAATTCCAGGTACGCACTACTAAATTCGGTTGGCAGACAAACAAGAAGACTAAGCCTATTATGATCTCTGAATTGCAGCGTTCTATTCGAGAAGGTGATATAATCGACTTAGACATTGTATTCATCCGTGAAGCAATGAGTTACATTAGAAAAGATAACGGTGCTATGGAGGCCCAACAGGGGCAGCATGACGACGTCGTGATGTCTACAGCAATTGCCTTACAAATGGCAGATTGGTCTCCATATAACACGGAATATGCAGCAAAATATATACAAAAACCAGTAAAAAGGTACAGGAATGCCACCACAAGAACAACAAAAACCGGACAGAAATACCAAGGCGCTAGCGGAATTAGCAAAGCCATCGAACGCAGAAGACGATCACGAGCAGTTCACAGAGGACGCTAAAGCCTCTGGTGAGCTTCAACTCAAGGATATCTTGGAGCGTTTCGACTCCGCAAAGCGATATGTAGACAATGGCCTTCGCCCTCTGTGGGACAAGTGCTACAAAGTCTACAAGGGTAAGCGAGTTATTCGTAACTATGATGGTATCTCAGACCCATCAGTACGTGAAGCCCATACTATTATTGAAACTCTTGTAGCTAACCTAGCGGGTGGGCTACCTAAGTTCCATTTCACCAAGACAAATGAGGAGCAGACAGACGACGTTGATGTCCTCAACAACATGCTTGACTACTACATGATAGTCAACCGTATGGGACTCAAGAACCAGGAATGGGTACGTGAGTCGCTTCTCTACGGCACTGGTGTCCTATACGTCACCTGGGCCAAGGGCCGCCCCGTAATCCAGAACATCCCTCTGCGTGACTTCTTTGTTGACCCAACCTCTACTGGGTTGGTTGAGACAATGCACAATGCACGGTACGCAGGCTTCCATTACTTGGCTAACATTGAAGACCTCAAGCGTCAGAAGATCTACGACCCCAAGAAGGACAAGTTTGTGCCTAAATACACCGGACTAGATGACGCTGGGCTCTTCACTACAGAGGGCAACAAGGAAGGTGAGAATGCTAACAGTAGTATGGACAAGGAGTTTAAGGATATGTTCTCTAACTCCACATTGTCTGAGAACGCACCAAAGAATCAGGTATATATGATTCTTCTGCATGACCTCGATACTGGCCGTATCTATGAGGTCGCCAACCGTAAGAAGGTTGTGTTCTCAGCTCCCACCTGGTGTCAGCGTGATGAGCAAGAGGTAGAAGGCACGACCGAATATGAGGGCAAAGAGATTGTCACTAAGAAAAAGCTCAAAGCTATTGAGCCGTTCCTACCCTTTGCTGTCCTACGTGACTACGTAGATGTCTCACAGTTTTATGGTTCTGGTGAGATGGAGCTCATCTACCGTGACAACGAGCTGGTGAATGACTACGAGGCGATGGACATCGACAACAACGCCTATCAGAATACTCCAATGTACTGGGTTGACCCGCAGTACGCAGACTTTGCTACTGAGATTGAGACCATCCCAGGTGCTGTGTACCCGATTCCTCGTAATGCAATGGGTGTGATTGAGCGTCCTCAACTCTCTGGTGACCTCGAGAACAAGAAACTCGCAGTTCTCCAGCGTATGCGTCGTGCCACTGCGGCTGATGAGGCAGTGCAGGGCGTGGCTCAGCAGAAGGGTTCGGCTACTGCTACAGAGATTCAGAACCAAGTGAACCAGGCCAACACACGCTTCGCTACTAAGACAGCTAACATGGAGTCTGAAGGGTACGCACAGCTCGGTTCTCTTTTGTTCAAGCTCATCCAAGTGTTTGTTACGAAGCGATCTACTGTCCGTATCGTTGGCCCTCGTGGTGTATTTTTCCATGACTACGATCCATACGAGTTTGACGGTGAGTGGGAAGCGCACGTTGAGCTAGACAGCACCCTCAAGCAAAAAGAGATTGAGGTGGGTATGCGTGATGAAAAGAACAAGGAACTCATGCTCGGTAATCCAATCTTTGATCAGATCGAACTGTCTCGTTACTTCCTGCAAAAGAACGATCCAGACCTTACTGACGAGAAGTTCAACGCTATGCTTGCGCCTCCTGCTGAACCTGAGGAGCGCGATCCATACGAGCATATTACTATTAATTATAAGGACGCATCACCATGGACGAAGTACCAGATCGAACAGGCTCTGGAGCTGCAGCCGGACCCGAGCCACCTCAAGGAAATGGAAGTGAACGGGATTTTGCAAGCCAAACGCTCCGTGGATGGGCTCGATCCAACTCTGCACGCGGATGGCTCGCCAGTCGCAGGGCTGGACGGACAATCCACATCCACGCCTCAGTCCCAGGGCTCACCGGCAGGGCAGGGCGGGAGTTCCTTAGAGCAGCCGAGTGGAGACGACTTAATCGGCATGTCGGAGAAAGATATGGCCTCTCTGGCCCAGGCACAAGCGGCGGCAGAAGACGGTACTAGCCCGATGGTCAATGACCATCCTGGTGAAATCCCAGAGGGCAAGCGGCCTTACCCAAAGAAGTCACAATAAAGAAAGGAGCAATCCATGCAAATACCACAAGAAGACATCGATGAGATGAACCGACGCAAGCAGGTCATTGAGGCCCACAATAGAAAGCGCAAGGAGCGTGAGGATGAGGCCAGGCGAGTGAAGGCTATCTACCAGGCCAATAAGACCAACCCTGCACTCCTTGACGTCCTCGAGAAAGCTCGCCGCTTCGTTGATTACCACAACCAGATCGCACGAGACGGCGTTGGTATGCGTCAAAATGGTGTCGACAGTAATGGTAATAAGATCAACGAGGAGTACCGTCTCTCTCCTGAAGAGAGGTGTAGCGAGCTCGACCAGGCGAAAGGGATCGAGCAATTGATATCCTATATTGACCAAAGAATAAATAATTGATATCATTTTGGGTGAAGCTGCTAGTTGCAGCTAGCAATCGTTAAAAATAAAAAGCCAAAGGAAAAATAGATGGACAATGAGTCTACAACCACTGACGCTCCGCAGGCGGAAGTGACAGACCAGCAGACTCTCCCCACGGAGAACAACCTGGAAAATACATCAACGCAATCTGAGACCCCTGAAGTCGACGGACAACAGGAGGTAGCAGAGAGCACTCCTACCTTCGACAGTGACCTTGACGAATGGGCTGCTAAGACGGGCCGCTCTGCTCCTACTACGGATAGGGAGCGTGAGTTATACCAAGAGATCCGCGACAGCCAGCGTGAATACACGCGTACACGGCAAAGCGAAACTGCACGACATGATGTTGAAAAGACGTTACGTGAAGTGGAGCCAGAGCCATATGATAAGCAAGGCGACGGCGAGTATGATCCATATCAGGAACAACAAAACCGATTGGAGCGCATGTTCTACGAAGAGCGTGCGAACCGTCTCCGCGGTGAGTTCTTCCAGGAACATAACGTGACGAGCGAACAGGCTGATATGATGGGTCAGATCCTTAAGGAAAAAATTGATAAGGGCGGGCGCGCTGCTTACGACTTCTGGACAAACCCTGATAATCTGGGCGATTGGTATATGCTAGCGAAAGCTCGCCTTGCCACTGAACCCGACCTGTCGTCTGTTGAAGCTGAAGCTGCCCGCGCTGAGCGGGAACGAATTGCTAAAGAAAGTCAGGCTGCAGCTGCATCGCCTCGCAGTGCTTCTATCACGCAAACACAGAAGCCTGCAGAGTACGATCGAGCTGCATACTTTGCGTCTGACGATTATTAAGCTAATCGTAAGGAAAACAAACAATGGCACAGAACTATGCCCAAAACGTGCTTGGTACTATTGACGAGCGATTCACTATCGACAGTATCACCAAGCCTATTATCAACAACAGCATCCGCTTGGACTACAACGGTGCTAACAGCTGTACTATCTACAACGTTGACGTTGTGACGGAAAGCAACTACGTCCGTACTGGTGCGAACCGCTTCGGTGCTCTCGTAGAGCTTGGTACTGGTACGCAAACTTTCGTTCTCTCGCAGGACAAGGCCTTTACCTTCACCGTTGACCGCGGTAACCTTGAGGACAGCAAGATGGCCCAAGAGGTCGACAAGGCTGTGAAGCGTCAGGTGCGTGAGGTTTCAGTCCCAACGACTGACATCTACCGCTTGAACGTTGCAGCTACCTACGCTGCTGCTAACAGCGCTAAGACTGTGGCTGCTGTGACGAATACCAACGCCTACAAGTCACTCCTTGATGCCCAGGTTAAAGTCACTGAACGCAAAGTGCCTAAGATGGGTCGCTACATCTACATGACTGAGACCTTCTACGCACTGCTCAAGCGTGACCCAGAGTTCATCCGTGACTGTGACACTAGCTACCGTGACCTCAAGAGCGGTATCGTTGGTCAGGTTGACGGTGCTACTATCGTTACCGCTCCATCGAGCTACTTCGTTGCTAACTTCGCCTTCATGGTGATCCACAAAGACACCTTGGTTGCGCCTACTAAGTTCAACATGATCCGTACGCTCGACGAAGTCCAGGGTATCGATGGTTGGGTTGCTGAGGGTCGTCGTTACTACGACTGCTTCATCCCGAAGAACAAGGGTGTTGGTATCCAAATCCACACAACCGCCTAATAAATTAACGAGGAGTTTCTATAATGAATCAAGAAGTAGAAAATTTGCGTGCTGGTAGCTCTGCTGAGACCTCCAGCACGGGTCTCCTCCCTGAGGGCGTGTATGTGCTCAAGGGTGAGGAAGGTCAGATCCTAGACACTATGATCTGCCAAAACGATGCATTGTATGGCGACGCTCAAGCTGCTGCTGTCACCCGCCTTGGGTACGTATTCCAGCGGCCTGCTGAAGAGTCAGACTTTGTACCATTCAAGAACGTTGAGTCAGTAAACCACACTGCTGCCCACGTCGGTGAGCAAGCTGCTGAACTAAAGGGTATCGCTGCCCGTCTCGCGCTCATTGAGCAAGAGAACGCTGAACTGAAAGCGAAGGTTGAAGCTAACGAAGCCGAGAAGGCCGCAGCAGATGCAGAGACAGCAGAAGCTGCGAAGCCTGAGGAGGCAGAAAACAAGGAGGCTAAGTAGCCATGGATAACTACAAAGTCCCAATTGACGAGACTGCTCGTGTACGGGCTATGCCAGTCGACCAAAACATGACATTGGATCAGTACAAGAACAGTGTGCTTAGTGTTGAAGGGGACGGTAGCGACATCACCTTGAAAACCCCGAGCTTCACCCACGCTGGGATGACCTTCACAATCCGTAACACTGGTTCTCTGGTGACCCCGGGTAACCCGTTAGGTGCACGTAACCCGGTCGGTATCATCCTTGACGGCCCATTCCTTGGTCTCGATAGTCAAACTAGTACTAAGAAGGTTCGTCTCAAGAAAGAGGACGCCTTCATCGGTGACTACATCAAGATCGTGCGCAGTAGCGCAGACTACTGGCAGGTTGTCGAAGCGGTCGGCGACTGGGAACGGTTCTAGTTGACATCCCAACAAGCCTTTGCTACTATGGTAGCGCATCGATGCGAAACACCCTGACCCCACATCAGGGTGTTTTCTATATGATAGAATATACCTAGTACTAATATAGGAAACAAATATGACATTACAAGAAGTAAGACAATTAGTGAGAAAGAAGCTTGATGACCTCGAGTACGATGGCGACAACATCGATCAAGCTATCAACTCATTCATCGCTGAAGTCCTCAACAACAACCGCATCGCCTTCATGGAGACTACGGTGGCGATCCCATTCAGTGCTGGGGCTGTCGACATCCCTCTTCCTGAAGACCATCAGGTATCCCTGAACGCAGTGGTGCGTATCCCAGGCAACCAATCATACTCTATCTGGAATGACCGGCTAGAGTACGCAGTGTTCTCTGAAACGTTCCCAGACCCCACTAACAGCTCGCCTCAGCGTGTTTGTGAATGGTGTTACTACGGCAATAAGATCCGTCTCTCAGCGCCTGCTGCAGAGGCTGGCACGCTTGTCTTAGATTATATACGACGCCCAGCTCCTGCCACTATCGACAATCCAGTACTTGTCATCCCAGACAATTACAAGCAGATGGTTGTGAATGGTGCGACAGTGCAGATCATGAAAATGAACGAGGACTACCAAGAAGCTGCTCAAGAGGCTGATGACAATGATGCCCTCATAACCACATTTGTGCGCAATGAGTCACGTGCGATGCAGCATGTTGGCCCTATTCGTATGAAGTCTAACCGACGTGGTGGTGCAGGCTGGAGGTAGATATGCGCTCAGGTATCACTAAGAAAAAGCGACCGATCACTAAAACCTCCAAGCAAACTATTGATGAGGTGTATGACCTGCGCGGTATCAACCTCATTGCGTCATCTCGTACTGTCCCTAAGAATGAGTCTCCATACGCTATCAACTGTCGTATGCAGTCTCGTACTGAGAACGATCACCGGCCAGCTATGTCCACACGTAAGGGTTGTGAGGCCTACATTTCCCCAATCAATGCGTTTGACGCTATGCACGGTAACTTTGACGACGCCAAAGCTGACATCCCTGTCGACAAGGTGAACTGGGTAGCCACGCCATTTAAGATTAATGACTATGGTATCAAGGCTATTGCCTCCAAGCTCACTCTAATGATTAAGCGTAATGACGGGGCAGCGGGGCAGATTCTTGTGGAGATTCGAGACGACAAGGCGGGTAAGCCTGATAAGGTTATTGCCCAATCATCCTTCACCCTCTCTCGTGTGACGTCCACATACACTAAGGTGGCAGCCAAGTTTATTGACGCTCCCTACCTGAAGCATAGCACTCAATACTGGATTGTAGTGTATATTCAGGATGAAGGTACTGGGTTGTACCACATTAAGGGCATGACAGGTAACACAGGAGGCTTCAAGTCGAATACATCAGGTAATGTGTGGACACCAGGCCCAGCGTTCCCATATGACCTTGAAGTCGCCGAGGAAGGTAGGGTGAAAGGGTGGACAAGGCGTCGCCCTCAGAACGGTAATAATAAGATTATTGTGGCCTTTAACAATGGCGTGTACGCCCTATCTGAACTTACTGAAGACGAGGGGGTGGGTGCTGGTTCACCTATCGCAGAGAACCAACCAGCAGAAGCCACTAAGTACCGCTTTGAGCAGATCGATGACAAGACTATCTGGTGCAATGGCTTCTCCCCAGCTATGTGGTATGACGGTACAAGGTCTAGTAAGATTGGCGGTATGTCGGGTACGCCAACCCATGTGATCGCCCACAAGAACCGTCTGTTCTGGGTGAAAAAGGAAGACCCAAACCGGGTGGATTTCTCAGGCCTCTATGAGTTCGAGTCATATCGCTCTGTCGACTTCTTCTATGTACCGAACCCTAAGTCTGCTGATCACATCATTGGCTGGACAGTGTTCCAGGACAACCTCGTAGTATTCACCACAAAGACCAAGTACATCCTCTCCGGTAACGACATCTCAACCTTCACCATGAAGGAGGCAGTTGGCACAAAGGGAGGGGTGAGCCAGGAGCTCATCTATGCTGACCGTAACTATATCTACTTCATGGCTGACGACAACCAGATCTACCGCTTCAATGGTGTGTCTGACCAACTCATCTCTGACCGTGTACAACCAGAGCTAGATAAAATCCAGAATCTCGATACGGCCACTATGAGTGTGTACAACAACCAGCTACGTATCCACTACGCTAAGAAACCCTCTGTCCTTGTTGACCGCGTACTGATGTACGATATGGTGTTCCAGCAATGGTTCTTGGACACTGAACACCCAGTAGCAGGCTCTATGCCAGCTCGTATTGGTGACCGCACAGAGCTACTGGAGATATCCTCACGGGCAGGCTGGGTGTTCCTAGGGGAGCGAGGTTACTCAGATATGGGTAAAGCCATCGACTTCAAGTACTGGACGCCATACAAGATCTACACATCAGGTTCAGCCAAGGATCGCATCAAACGCTTCAGACCAGTTCTGAGAGCCTCACAGTCACGCTACAATATGCTCATTGGTCGTGATATCGATGAACAGAACAAGCCAGCTATGAGGAACTATCTCGTGGCGTCAGAAGGTAGTACCTGGGGCGGGGGCGACACCTGGGGTGGAGGCAAGACATGGGGCTCTGTGTCTCTTGTACAGAAGGCAGCTCCAATGTCAGGCCGAGGTAAGTCCACCCAGTTTAGGTTTGAAAAGAAAGGGGTGGAGACACCGATATTCCTCATCGGCTACATAGCAGTAATTAAATCAGGAAGGGCACGCTAATGGCTAACCTAGGTATATTAGGACAATCACTATCAGGGGGGACACTAAACCCAGTCCCTCCTAACGCATCACGTGAGCAGCAGATCACGGCAATCAATGACATCATCAACCGCCTCAACGCTATTCTGAAGACACAGACATATTCAGATGGGCAGACAAAGCGGTTTGTCATGGGCTACCAAAAGTCTGGCTGGCCAGGTGGGGACTTCGGCATGAAGATCTCATTACCTGGTGTCGATATTGATGAGGCTGGCGAGAAGGGCTTGCTGTTCTCCTGGGATTTCACCACGGGCCAGCAGTCGTTCCGTAACGACATGGGCAAGGAGATGACTCTCATTGATACCAAAGGTATCACTACTGTTGACCCGAACAGCGGTATCTACCGCAACCGGTTTGGTGTGGCAGGTCGTGATGGTCGACCAGGTGTCTGGACATCAGTGGAAGGTAAAGACCTTAAGGTCTTGATTGATCAGTAATGTATAACGACTTCAACCTTAATTCGGATCATCCTCTTGATAAGACTATCTTTATCATTGATGACCTGAGAATCAGCAACAATGGACAGTACTCTCTCACGGTGAGCATTCCTCATGGTCTCAAGTTCAAACCTCTTGTGTTTGGCAACTGGTCATTTGATAGGAACTTCAACCTAGCCTTTGAATATTTCTCTGGCCCAGTTGCAGCTCTGCCGTCCTTTGGTGAGATCATCTCACCTCGTGTTGGTGTCAGGGCTAATGAGAATGTAGTGGAGCTAACTATCACCTCACTAGATAGGGCTAACGTATCCTTGTACTGCCGGGTGTTTGCCTTCAAACCAACTGACGTAGGGGACACCCACGTATTCTCTCCTACCAATAAGGGCGTGGACGATTTCATGGTTAATACAGACTACATCCAGCCGCAGCTCATCAATCAAGGTTACGTGGACACCCCATACCTGCAGCCTGATCAAGGAACATGGAGGCACACTGTGGAGCACAGGCTTGGCTACAGACCTCAGGTGATGGCATGGACGGATATTGATGGCTATATGCAGCCCCATGTCTCTGCTGCCTTCGGAGGAGGCCGTGACAGCCTCGGTATTGAGTCCACTGTGAACACCCTGGAGATCACAGCCACAGCCCCATCTATTAATCGACGTTTACACTATAGGATCTACGGTAATGTATAACCCAGATAACTTTCAAATCGTCACAGACTTTGCCACTACTAAGGAAACCAACAGTCACCAGATCATTGTGAAGCTCCCAGCTGGTACATACATCCCAGTCAACGGTACTGCCACAGCCTTCCAGGAATGGAGAGTTGGTGGCAATGGCTGGCTAGTACGTTCACGTATTGCCTCTAGAAGGAATGGTGACCAGTTCCAGGTATGTTCCACCCTTCGCTACTTCAGAGAGGACGTAACTCTACCAGTCTACGCCACGGTGACTAGATCATCCGCAGACACCATCAGGTGTTCAGTCTTTGTCGTCAATGACTGGAGACAGAACTACAGAACAAATGCCGATGAGGAGTTCGTCTTTGAGGTATCAGTGGTTGTACCACCAGTGGCGTGATATAATCTAGTTAGACAAAATTTAAAACAAATAGGACAAAAATAAACAAATGGCCGCACCAGTAGTACGAGATCTCAACCAACTGGTATCCGAATACGGAAGGTCGGTTGAGCCTCAAAAACAATTAATTGACACAGACATTGCCAACAACGAAAAGTCAGGGCAATCACAGATTGAGGGATTAGGCGCAGCAAAGGATCGTGCATTTAATAAGATCACCCAGTCTGCTCAAAATAAGGGTATGTTATTCTCAGGCTTCGCTCCTGATGCCCAGGCGGAGTATACCGCATCCACATATCTCCCAGCCTTAGCTAAGCTTCAGGCTGCTATTGCTAATACAAGGACAAGCCTGCTCGGTAAGAAGGCTGACATTGACAAGAACGTCTACGACAAAGCCTTTGCCACCCGTGAGTCAGACATAAGTGCTAAGCGTAGTTGGGACGCAGCAGAAGCAGCTCGTGCCTTCCAGGCAGCAGAAGCTGAGAAGCAGCGAGAGTTTCAACGACAACAGGCAGAGCAAGCTTACCAGCGACAACTTGCTCTGGCTCGTGAACAGCGTGCATGGCAAGCCCAGCAGAACGCAGCAAGCCGAGCATCTAGTGCAAGTCTTGCATCTATGCGTTATGGTGGCGGTGGTGCGGCAGCTCCTAATATCGTTGAACGTGTTCGCGCTATGCTCCAAGCTAACGCAGGGCGTGACGGCAAAGTGTCACCTACTACCTGGCGTCAGATTGCTGCATACGCTGCAGACAATGGTCTCCGCTTTGGTGGGGCTGGTGGCTTTGCCTCTAAGATGTGGCAGTACGCAAATGATAGCCACTGGAAAGACTACAAACTTGGTTACGATCGGTACATGTAGGAGGTTACTAGGATGGATGATCCTTTCTTTTCAGCCATGACTGGAGGGGGCGGCGGTGGCCGCTCCTCTGGTGGTGGTCGATCTTATAGTGGTGGGCGTTCCTCTGGCGGGGGCGATCCGTTTTTCTCATCAATGACAGGTGGTGGTGGAGGTCGCTCCTCATATAGGGGCCGTGGTGCTCGCTCTCTGGGACAGTCTGATGAGTTCTTTAACTCATTTATGAAGCAGTCATACATGAGGAAGAAAAAGGAGAAAAAGGAAGAGGAGGCAAACGCTGCCGCTAAGATGCGGGAGGAGGCTATCAAGGCTAAGACCAAGGAGGCTGAGAAGCAAGCCCAACAGCAAGGCAACAAGAGCAAGGGTGGTGGCTTTGACCTGATGAAAGGCATCTCTGATGTCGCTAAAGGTATCTCTGATGCAGCCACCCAGAGCGCTCGCACTATTGCTGACTCTGCCGCCCTAACATGGAACTGGGCGACAGGTGAGGAGAAGAAGCGCCAAGAGCAGTTACTCAAGGCTGGTCGTGATCGCTACCAACGTATCAAGCAACTAGCTGAGCAGGCAGACAAAGCCACTAATGAGGAAGATAGACAGCGTGCCCTAGAGGGTATGAACAGTATCCGCAAGCTTGGCGACAAAGCCTCTCGTGAGTACAAAGAGTACATGAACGAAACCAAGAAAAAGGCAGACCCAGTGCGAAACCTCGCAGCTGGTGCTGATCTTATTGGCTCTGCTCTTACCTTTGGTGTCGGTGGTAAAGCCCTCTCTGCTGGTGCAAAGGCTGCTGGTAAGGCTGCATTCTCTAAGGGTGGTATCTCTGCAGGTCTCAAGGCTCTTGGTGGTGAAGGCGTCAAGGGAATCGCTAAGAACGTCGGTAAGGACGCAGCTATTGGTGCAGCCTTTGGTGCTAACAATGAGCTGATGAACAAAGGTTCAGAGGCTAAGATCGATGATGTACTGAAGGGTGCAGGTCTTGGTGCTGCAGTTGGTGCTGCTGCCCCTGGTGTCCTCAAGGGAGCTGGTAAAGCTCTTGGTGGGGCTGACAAACTAGCTGGTAAGGGTCTTAGCAAGGCTGTTGGTGTGGATCAGTTCAGTAAGCACGGTGTGATCGGTACGCTGGATCAATTCCTCTCGCGTGGTATCAAGAGGGCCGGCTATGCCACTGAAGACGCTTTGAACAAGACAAAGCTTGGTAGTAAGCTTGTTGAAGGCAAAGACAACTTCATGCAGAAGTGGGTGACTGACAAGCACAACATTCTCAAAGATCTACGTCGTGCTGACTTTGAGGCAGGTATGGGCAAGAGCCCAGGCTATGAGATGCGTGCTCGTGAGTTGATGGGGGATATCTCCCGGTCATCAGGACAGGCAGCCTCATGGCTTGAGAACAACCCTAACGCCCAAGCTCTCTCGCAGAGCCTGCTTGATCGTGCAGCTGCTGGTAAGGGTCACCGTATCCGTGGCAGTGGTGCTGACACTAAGATTGGTATGCGTAGTGGTAGCTCTGAGCAGGTCTCTAAAGAGTTTGATGAGTATGCTAAGATACGCTCTGAATTTGACCTCATGAACGCTGGCAAGAAGGACTTCAGTAAAGAGAAGGTTGATAATCTGAATAAGCGATGGCAGCAGCTCCAGGACAAGGGCGTCAACTACGAGAAGGAATACAACCTTCTCACTAATGTCTACAAGGATGACCTCAAGAACCGTCTAGACAACGGGCTCATCTCTAAGACCAAGTATGATGAGCTGGCTAATGATGGCTTTGACTATGTCCGTGTGCAGCGTGAGCAGCCTAAATGGCTCACTGAGAAGCCTAATAGCGGGGCGACAAGCAGCCGTAAGGCGTCACTATCAAGCTCTGAAACCCTCCAGAAGCTCGACAAACATGCAGAGGGTGAGCAGCTATCACCGCTACAGGTGATGATGGATCGTGTGAATAACACTCACCTGGAGGCCACAAGGAACAAGGCAGCTAGTGAGATTGGTGAAATGCTAAGCCAGACTGGTGCAGGCAAGTACATCCGTACCACTGACATGATCAATGAGAAGCGAGCATTGCTCACTAAGGTGGCAGAAGGTAAGCAGATTGCTGCCAAGCTTAATCGTACCTTGAGGACAAACAAGAACGCGGCCAACAACCTACGTAAGGAAATCACTGCATTGAAGGCTGAAGGGCGCGACAAGCTCACTCGTAAGATGAACGAGACTGTTGACTACCTTGATGACCTTGCCAAGAAGAACCCGAATGGGGTATTCTCTGACCGTCAGATGGCAGACGTCCTTACCTCTATGTCGTCCACTGAGCTACGTCGTTTGTCTCGTAAGATTGCCACACGGGATAAGAACATGCAGCCATTTCTTGATCGCATTGAGACTCTCAATGGCCAGCTCAAGACAGTGCACGAAGCTAACCGTAAGAACTGGTGGGACGCTAACAGCATCAAGACCAACCCATCTACTGGTGACATTCCAACTTTCTCATTCCTAAAGGATGGGGAGAAGAATATTGTTCAGACGTCACCAGAGATTGCTCACGCTATTCATGGATGGGGCAAGCAGAATGTGAACGCTCTCACTGAGTTTGCTCGTAGGACGAACCAAATGTTCAAGGCTGGGACAACAGGTGTGAACCCAGGGTTTGCTATTCCTAACTTCATTGGTGACCAGGTAGAATCAGCTATCAACTCAAAGCATGTTCTATCGACCCACAACCCAATCAACTTCATGCGGGCCACTATGATGGCAGCAGGCAAGCCTCTCACTAAGAAGGACGCTCAGATCCTTGAGCAATATGCTAAGTTCAACAGTGGCGGTAAGGAGATCGACATCTACCGCAAGCAAAAGGACGCAGCTGGCCAGGTGTCTGACTGGATCAACAACGCTGGTAAGGGTGGTCGTTCTCTCGAGGAGATGGCCAAGAATCCCAAGGAGGCACTTGGTGATATTAGCAACGTAGCTAAGCGGGCTAAGGTGAAGACATCAGAGTACATCAACCCTATGAAGGCTGGTAAAGCTGCATGGGAGAAATTCCAAGATGCTGTTGGCTTGACTGAGGACATCACTCGTATCCAGAACTTCCGTGGTACGTACAACAAAGCTCTCAAGGATGGTATGTCTGAGAGTGCCGCGTTGTCTCATGCTAAGGTAGCTTCTCGTGAGAACTCGATCGACTTCAATGAGGCTGGTGAGATTGGCCGTGTGGCAAACGCGTTCATCCCCTACTTCAACTCATCTATCCAGGGATCTCGTGCAATGGCTCGTACCTTGCGTGACAACCCAGTGTCTGCCTCTATGAAGATTGCTGCCATTGCTGGTACACCTACTGTTGCCTCCACTGCGTGGAACTTGTCAGACAAAGACCGGGCTGCTGTTTACAAGGACATCCCAGAGTATGAGAAACAAAACAACTTCATCATTGTGATGCCTGGTGCCCACAAGAAGGAGGACGGCTCATACGAGGGGGTCATCAAGGTGAAGAAACCTGCTGGTGTGGGTGCGTTTGTAGAGCCTGTGCGTAAGTTCATGGAATACCAGCACGCTACCGGCAAGGATCTATCAGACTTCCTCAAGGAGAATGGCGGCGGCCTAGCAATGGACTTTGCTAGCGACCAAGGGCCTGTAAAGTTTAGTAGGGACGGTAAGTTTGACCTCCTAAGCACTGCTGGCTCTGTTGTCCCTGTGGCTGTGAAGCCTGCTCTTGAGGCAGCTCTCAACAAGGATATGTATACAGGGCGTGACATTGTATCTGACAAGCTAGCAGAGAACCCTCTAGAAGAGCAGACAAGCAAACAGAAGAGTCTCTTAGGTTCTGCCCTAGCTAACCAGCTTGGTGTCGCTCCTAAGCACATTGACCACTTCATCAAGGGCCAGTTCGGCGAGCTTGGCACTAACATCCAGCATGCAGCTGATCGTCTAGCAGGGGCAGATGATGAGTGGGCTGGCGGTCGTAGTATGGACAGGTCTATCACGAGACGGTTTTCTGGGGCTGCTGGAGGGGCTGCAACCACTGCGTTCTATGATGCATACAACCCAGCCTCTAACGCTCGTAAGAAGGCCTCTGAGCAGGTCACAAGTCTTATCCAGCAAGGCAAGATAAATGAAGCGAAACGCCGGGCTAACGAGTATAATGAAACTATAGCCAAGCGGTTCAGCAGCTTCATGCATGATCACGCCGACTCGGCTGGATATGACGACAGCTGGAACGACAAGATCAATAAATTGTACCTGTCGACCAGCGTTAAATCATTTAAGGCGAGAGCCAAACAAGCAAGGAAAAAATAAACAATGCCAACAATTTCACCACCACTACCGAACGATGGCGAAAGCATTGACGCTTCTGACGTCAATGTGCCATTCAACCAGATTGTGTCATTGCTCAATGGCCAGCTGGATCTCCAGAACATCAAGCCTGGTAGCTTGAACTGGACAGTTATGAGCGACACTAACAACCGTATTCCATCTACATCACTCGAGGATGCAGCAAATGCTGAGAAGTTCCGTAAGGACGCTAAGATCTACTTTGTTGTCGAGGGTATGATCTGGAGCCCTCTCAACGGCCTTAATGCCTCGATGACAGCAGGTAAGTACTTTGCATCAACCGGTAAGTTTCTTGATGTACAAGCCATCTCAAGCAAGGAGTTTCAACAAAACCGTGACACATATGTGTATGTGAACTCGAACGGTACAATGAACTACAATGCTAAGCCTCTTAAGTCAGGTATTCCACCATCTGTGGCTGGCACTAGCCTGCTAGCTCGTGTGACTACAGATAGCTCTCGTGTCACTCATGTTGACGACCTGCGTCAACTATACGCCTTGAACCCACATAATATGTACCCCGGCCTAGTGAACTACAGTAAGGTTGAACAGTTCACAGGGCAATACTGGCACGACAATAAGCCTATATATAAGAAGACTCTAGAATGGCAGACGAATGGTAGCGGTGTCGAGCAATCGTTCAAGGATGATATCTTTGATAAGATTGACACCCTCATCAATTTTGAATCAGCTGTGAATACCACAAGCGGTGAGCGTTACCCCAATGGCTACACCAACCCATCAGCCCCATCATTGCAGTACTTCCAGGCCAAGCTGGCTGTGTTGTCTGGTAACAACCGTGTGCTGGCATACAATACCAAAACAGCTGGTACAGCCCACGCTACATTGTGGTACACACGGTGGAGTGAATAGTGTATAATTGATCGGATACAAAATATAATGAGTAAGAGAATGCCTGACGATCAAAACGGTGGAGTACCCACAACAGTTAAGGAGGTTGGCATCCACATTGGTTATCTTCGCGATGACATTAATGAGATAAAGGACATGATCAACAAACACATTGGGGCTGCAGTGGTGCGTAAGGAACTAGACTATGAAATGGCAGACGCACACCGCATCCACCAAGATTTTGAGCAGCGTATCAGTCGTGTTGAGCAAAAGCAAGAGGCTAAGGAAGGTGATGAGGTGAAGCTCTATAAGAACATCACCTACATTGTCGCCTGTGGTCTCGTAATGATGCTACTTGCACAATACGGAATTGATAAGTTCTTCCACTAATAAACATAACTAGGAGGTTTCTCATGGAACTTTTAAAACCATTTATTAGCAAAAACACTCGTATTGGTCGCGCTGTGCGTACCGCCTTGCAGGTTGCGATTGCATTATTCCCTGCCGTCCTCGCAGTGCTGAATACCCCAGGGCTCGAGCAAAAGCTAGTTGACCTTGGTGTCTTGCAGGCAGTTGGCCTATTCCCAGTCTGGGCAGGTGCAGTGAGCTACGCATACAACATCGTTGAACACGTATACAAAGACATCAAAGAGGAGGACAAATAGTGCTAGGAGAAAACGCTCAGGAATGGGCAAGCAAACGTATTGGGATCTTTTTCCCTGCCGACACCGACGGTACTGGTCGTGATGGCGATCTAACAGGCCAATGTGTCAGTGAGATTAAGTGGTTTCTAAAGGAATGTTGTAAGGATATTCCTGCCCCGTTCATGGCTCGTGGTCATGCTAAAGACTTTGGTGACAGCTTGGTCAACGCTGGCTTGGCTGATCGTGTTGGTGATGTCCGTCGTGGTGACATCCTTGTATGGCCATACGATGGCGGCCAGTACGGCCACATCGAGGTCGCTATGGGTGATGGCACATCGTTCGGTCAGAACTTCAACACGGGCCAACGCCGTAGCATGATCAATGCTGCTGGTGATCTGGTATACGCTGCAGACGTGGCGAGTATCAATGACCCACGTCGTGTTGGCCCATACGTAGCCTACCGTGTACGCAACTACATCGAGTACGTACCAGCGAACCGTGACCGCACAGCTGAGATCAACTACCTCAATGATATGTACCGCCAAGTTCTTGGCCGCGATGTAGACGACAGTGGACGCGCTCACTACCTTGCACAGATTGATGCAGGTTGGAACTGGGATCAGATCCGGGCTGACCTGATGAATAGTGCAGAAGGTAAAGAGGTGGCTGCACGTCGTCTTGAGGAAGCCAAAGAGAAAGCTCGTGAACTAAACGCTGCATATGAGTCAGAGACTAACGAGATTAAGCGTCTCTACCGCACTATCTTAGAGCGCGAGGCAGACGACAATGGTGTAGAACACTACCGCTCACAGCTCCGTAATGGTTGGAACTACGGTATGATCGCACAAGACTTGTACGACAGTGCCGAGTACAAAGAGTTGCAGGCTATGAAGCAACGACAAGCTGAGGAAAGGGCTCGTGCTGAAGCTTCCCAGAAAGCGCTTGAGGCAACAGAAAAAGAGGCTACGACTCCAGAGAAAAAAGAGGAGAAGGCAGATGATACCACCCTTCTCACTGAAGTCCGAGACCTCCTCAAGGGCTTGATGGATATGCTAAAACGCGTGTTCCATATCGGCCAGTAGTGCTATAATACTAATAGACACAAACACCGAAAACAAAAAAATACCCCTCGATCAGGAGGGGTATTATTATTGGTGGCTACCACCAGCGTTTAGCTTGCCAGGCAGCCCAGGCCTGTGCCCAACCGCCGTAGCGGCCCTTTGCATAGGCATCAGCCCCACGGATGTGACCAGCGATGTTGCCAGTACCACCCCACTTACCACACGGCAGCTCCTGAAAGTAAGCACATGCACCACCGTTAGGGTTGACTGCATTCGGGTTACAACCAGATTCTTTCTGTGCGATATTCAGGGCGTATGGCAGGTCACCAGCCGAGATACCGTTAGCCAGTAGTATCGAACCAATAGCCTGACAACCAGCTGGTGCAGCTGCTACTGCCTGTCGTTGTGGGGCAGGAGCTGCAGCAGGCTGTGCTGGCCTTGCAGGGGCAGGCTGTGCCTGTGGCTTGTCGATACAATTGAAAGGTGCGTCTGCGGCAATCCACTGTTTGCTCTCATCACATTTCTGTGGATTGTCCTGCCAGGTGAGCTGCTTCTTAGCTTCCTCAGCCTTAGCTTTCGCTTCAGTTTCTTGCTTGGCCTTCTCAGCTTCCCGCTTCTTCTTGTCGTCAGCCTTTCGCTTAGCCTCCTTGACTAGCCTTTCCCGCTCAGATGATATCTTATCCATCTTGTGAGCTTTCGACGATCCTGCGGCCTCTGAAGCGCTCTGCTGGCTATCGTACTTGATCTTACTATTATTACTTGGCGTCGCCATTGCTACGAGACCTGCGGTGAGGGCTACAACTGCAGCAACTTGGACTGTGGTTTTGGTTAGTTTACGCATAACAATGTTCAGTAACGGACACGTTAGGTATGAACTAAACCTCCTTCGTTTTAATTATTTTTTCTTTAGCTCTTTAGTGACATGTGCCACAATGAGCAGCGACGCTGCAAAGATGGTCGCATACCCTAGTATACTACGCTCGGCAACAGGCATGTAGCCGACAAGGGCAAGCCCAGCGATGACAATAAGAGACAACGCAAAAGGCGTGATAATATTAGTTAGCTTTTCAAACATTCGGTTCTCCTTTCATTCCTTATGTTTGTTACTATCCATACTATCACGCCAAAAGAGAGATGTCAATAGTTTTTCTCTTTTATTTTTTAATCCTCCAATGCATATACATAATAAGCTGTACCATCATGGCCATCGACACCAAGAAGACGCTCGAGTTCACCGATAGCGTCTGCCCCATCCTTGGCATAGACTGTGTACTCCTTGAAGTCGTTTTGATCGGTATACACTTTGAACTTGTACTTCGTCATTGTAAAACCTCTATCTCAAACGATATACCAGTTCTATTCATGATGTCGGTTGATATCTTGCCGGCATCAGCAGTGTGAAATACATCAGCATTTACAAACTTATCAGTGAGCACATAGCTATTGGTAGACCGGTAGTACTCTCTGATGTAGACATCAATGCCATTGATTGTGGCCTTCAGAACGACATTGTGGGCACGATCATTAGGATGTGTGGCAGCAAACTGGCACATCGTGAACCACAGCTTGCGACGTTGCTTCTCGTTGATAGATAAACTAGAGGTGATCCATACGACATACTGTTCTTTGCGACTTACCTTTCCTAGCACTGTCGTCAGCCCAAGGTATTCATCCTTGGTAACGCAGATCCATTCAGGATCAACGTCTATATCAAAGCCCATGTTCTTGATAGCCTTCACGAACTGGGGATATCTCATGGGCTCTTCAGTTGATGATTTTACCATTTAAAATACTCCTCTCTTTATTTGGTATACATTCTCAGTTTACCAAAAGAGAGGAGTATTTACAAGAGGGTTACTAGTATTCTTCTATGTAACTGATCTTGCCGCCAAAGAAGTCATCAAGCCAATCACGCTCACAGGCAGAGATGTTATCGTTAGCTTCTCTAATGTCATTCGTCATCTCGATTTCAAGAGCTGGCTTACCCATCATGACAACAGTCAATTGCCTAACATATGAACCATTCTTGTGCTTGGCAATCACTTTCTTGTATCGATCGGTCAAAGGTGTGTTTGCAAACTCTGATACAAGACTGATCAATTCGGCGCGGGTGACTTCGTTCTCGATCTCGCTAGAGTCAATCCACCCATTGGCGAATTTCTTGAGTGATACGCCGGCGCATGCCCCGCCACCTATGGAGATGTCGACACAATATTGTCCCCTTCGAACCTTAAAACCGGCAGCTTGGGCTAGTTCCTTAAATTCACTAAGCGTCATTACATCTTTACCTGCTTAGTGATTGCGTTGCGTACACCGCGTGTGTACTGCTTGGCCTGTGCGGTGTCAAGCCGTCGGTTGATAGCGTCCACGATAGCTTCACGGTCGCTAATCTCGGCAAGCATTTGATCTTTGTAAGCTTGTAGCTCACTCTCTGGGAGGCCGTCTACCACCTCTTGCATTTCAAACATCGCAGGCTGGACAGGCTCAACCTCTGGTGCGCTCCAGTCATGTGGCTCTACCGTATTACCCTTGAAGACATCACGTGGTAACGCCAGCTGGTCTACCATCATGTCATTACCCTGGCCGATATGTTTTTTATATTCGCTCATACTTTCCTCCGTTTGATGTTTACAGTGTCCGCGCAAGTGATCACTCAGTGTGTCGAATTGCGCCCATTTGTCGTTAGTTTCTTGATTTAGTTTTGGTGTGTTGTAGTTCATCCTTTAATCTCCCTATATTCTATTGGTGTTGAACAGTATTCATACATGGCGGCGAATAGTTTGGCTCGCCTCTTGTCGTCAAGGTAGTAGGTTCGGTCGTAGTCTGTGCTCATGAGGTGGGGTATTGTGTTGTCCACAACACCCACCATCGTTGCATCTTTATCGAACACCTTGACTGTCGACTCGTCACAGATCACGTGGAACTTATCGCCCTTGAGTATCTTTTTCATTCTTGAATATTTCATCAAGCTCCCCGCTTTCCTCTAATTCTTTAACTGCTTTGCGTGCAAGTGCTATAGATAGGGCATCAGAGAATTTGTTTAAAAGAATACCCGGGATGAGAAACGTCCCAATAATAGACACCGTCCGCATGTACAACTCCATCGCGTCGACAGTTGCGCAGATAGAGCTAAACAACATGAACGCAATTATCAAGCTGAAATACAACACGTGGCCCTTTGAGTAGTATAGTTCTCGTAGTTTGTTCATAGTCTTTACCTCTCATTTTGATGTTCTATTGCTTGGTTGGCTTTGTATCGGAGCTCATCCAGCGCGTTATTGAATCGATATTTATCAAGATTAGTCATGTATGGTACTGATCCAGCCGATCGGTATAGATTAAACATCGCCTGCACGATCCCCTTTCTGATAGAGTTTCGCCTCATCTCTATCTCAGTGTTAGTTCCGCCTGGCATATTGTTAAAGCACCTGATCAGCCTTCTCAGACCAAGCCTGCTTGAATTTATGTAGTGCGTCGAACAGTTCACCGGCGAATTGTTTACCTTCCTCTGTCGTCATTTCTGGGCGATCCCAATCGATCTTGGCGATGGCCTCCAGGATCTTATTGCGATCAGGTAGCAGGGCTTGGCGGCGCTCCTCATCAGCTTTACGCTGGGCTTCCATTCGTGCCTTGCGCTCTTCCTCAGCCTTTGCCTCTTCCTCCTGGCGTCGCTTCTCGGCAAGTTCTTGCTGGGCTTTAAGGGCAGCGGCTTGGCTCTTGGCAAGTTCTAGTTGAGCGAGGCGGCGGGCCTCTTGTTCCTCACGGAGACGTTGGGCAGTCTTTGCATCCTCCTCGGCTTGCTTTTTCTTGCGCTCTTCCTCTGCCTTACGCTCCTCTTCTTTTTCCTTGAGGCCGTTCAGGAAGTCGACAAACTCACCCTCCGTCATGTCTGCAAACGTCTGTGTATACATCCGAATGTCTTCAGTGGTGACAGCCATGGCAGCAGCTGTACGCTCCTCGATGAGTTCCTTGCGTAGCTTCTCGCGGAGGCGCTCCAGGAATTCCTCTTGCTCTTGTAGGTATTCCTCGGCTTTCTTGACCTCGTTAGCGACAGTGCGGTTGATGTAGTCGATAGCCTGGCCTCGTGAGAGGATGCCAGCCTTCAGCTCATCGTGACGCTTCTTAATGGCCACACGGAAGGCTTTAAACTTCAGGCGCTCCTGGCGAGCCTGCTTCATCACATCTACCTGCTTGGCATCAGTGACCTTAATATTTTGGTAGGTAGCCAGGGCTTCGCCGATCTCCTCGAACGGTGCACCGTAGGCTTTGATAAGTTGATCCATGTTCTCTGCTGTCATACCGGTCTTGGCCATGACGGCCTTAAATTCCGACTCAGAGAATATGGTTGGCAAGTTATTGCTCATTCTTTAACCTTTCGTTTATTATTGCTTGTAATTTGTCTTTATCAACACGACCACTCAGGTAGGCAACTAGTACGGAGGCGAAACTCTTATCTGTCCTTGCAATACGACGTAGCATTGCGTTTGCCGTAATGTCCTCAATAGTATGCTCATCAAACAATCCGGCCTCTAGTATCTTGTTGACGACGTCCCGTTGGGCGGCATAGTATTCTGACTCTACATCCATCACATCCTGCCTAGTTGATCGATGATGGCGTCTTTGACGCGCTGCTCTACGTAGCCGGCGACAAAGGCATGTGAGTTGTCCCACTCCTGCGCCTCATCAGACTTCTCTAGGCCGTGCATCACATCATTGATGTCAAGCTCCACCTTTTCGATCATATCTTGAATTTTGTATTTGGTTAGTAACATATCGATCCTTTCTTTCTATACTCTCATCTTTTACGGTTCTAGCCATTCACAAAAAACGTAGACTCCGACAATGGTGAATGATATTGTTGTCAGTAGCAGTGCGAAGTACTGAGATTCTTGCGAGGGCACAATACTAGTCAGCACCCACATACAAACGGTATACATTGCCTTTGCCGCTACTACCAATATGATTGGCGAGAATAAGACTAGCAGCAGCTTTGCCGCGTATCTTGCCTTACTCATACATCGCAACCTTTGTTGCTAAGATGCCCATGCGCTCACGCGGCGTTAGCCCACCTCGCATGCCGTATTCTACGTCTCCAGTCATCAGCGCATCGGCTAGGCACTCGCCTTTAACTGGACACTCTGCACAAATCTTACGTGCTGCGTTGTAGTTGTCGTACCCGTTGTAGTCATCCACATACGCTTTGTTTTGTGGAAAGAAAACTTCCGGGTCTGTCTGCGCACATAGTGCGCTGCCTCGCCATTTATTCTCCATAGTCAAACACCTGCTGGCTACATGTCATATCGTGGATGACGCGATGCAATACATCATCTGCCGTCATCTCCTCGTCCTCAAGGATGTCCATCCACTTGGCTGCCACATCACCTGCCCGATTCTCGAACATCTCCATGATTTCCTCAGCCTTCATACCGTTGTTAGTTGATTTATCTAGAATTTCTAGGATTTGTTGCTTCATTTCTTACACCTTTAGATTATTCTTTTTAATATAGTTGTCGATGACCTCATCAACGTTATTGATAGTCTCCAGGAGATGCTCCCTGATATCTTTGAGTGCATCCTCTGGGCGACGCTCGGCAACAGACTCATACATCATAGAGGAATCATACACCGACTTGAACGCATCTCGCACTTCTCTGACGTCATAGACCATCGCCTCTTGCAGCATGTCGATTAGGGCTTTTATTACTTCCTTCTCCGACATGTCGCTGTTTAGAATGTATGCTAATTTACTTTCCAATGTGATACTCCTCTGCTAGTTTCTGTAGTCTGATGAGAATATTCTGAACAGTGTCCCCGCTCTTGACTATGGCGTCCACCATCTCCCGGGTTTTCTCATCCTCACCCACCATACGAACCTCTCCGTTCGTCATAATCTACTATGATGTTGATCGCGTCACCGATCAGTATGATTGCTTTTGCCAGCTTCTCACGATGATCGTTGTCCGGGTCTGATAACTCCTTGGCTAGCCAGTCCTGGGCATCAGCGAGATCAGCTACTGCTGAATCGACATTGTAGTCTTCACTACTCATACGCTATCCCTTCATTTAATTCTTCTAATAATTCTGTAGTACCGTTAGCCTGTACATTCATGGCTTGGTACTGTAGTATTTGCTCTTTTGTGATCAGTGCGTCTCTCCTTTCGTTATCTTTATACTCTCATCTTACTCCCTTTTAATAAGAGAGTCAACCCCTTTATTCGAAAATCTCCACGATTGCTCGTGGACGGTCTTTATCAAGATAACCTTTAGCGCTAATCTCTGACACGTAACGCCATGCGTCGTCATCAATGAGCCCTTCGTCTACTGTCACTCTCCTGCCGTCCACAAGGGCCTTCTTGGGCTGCAGGGCATCAAGGATGGAGGAGATGGCATTGTCCATGTCTCTGCGCACGTGGTCGGGATAATAGAACGTGAATTGCATGCGACATGGGTAGTGTTTCACGCGAGTGAAACCTTCGTCTTTGACATACTGCCTGACGCCTTTCTCCCACGCTATAAACTTTTTATTGGGGAAGCTACGCCCCGTCCTAGTGTTGGCTCGTCCATTCTTCTTGGATGGTACGACACCAGGTAATACCAATACTTTAACGCTTTTCATAGTTGTTTATGTGCCTTCATATGACAAGAACGCGAGAGCCAGACAAGATTACTTTCTGTGTAATACAAGTCCGGCCTCGCGTTCCTACTGATAATATGATGGAGATCCAGGTTCTCTGATGCCCTGTGGCATGGCTCAAAGCCAAGCTTTTCACATTGACACCAGAGAAGTCCATTTGAATCTCTATCCCTTGCTGCCTTTTTGTTTCGAAATTCGCGCCACTGCTCCTGCTTTCGCCCCACTTTTCTTAATGGGGAGCGCCTCAAACTTGAGCGCTTTTGCAAGGGCTTTGATCTGAGCATTACCCTTGACCCCGGTCTTGATCTTCGGCAAGGCTTTTGGCAATAGCTCGCTTAAACTCTCTAAGCTCTCCGCTGGCACGTCTTCCTTTTTCACCGGCTCGCTTTGAGATTTCTTTGAGTAGTTCAGGGTTCGTATCTTTGAGGTAACCAAAATACCCACGCCCCCTAGTGCGACCACCCATGCGACCAATTCTCTTGTAGAAATCTGATCCATGTCTCTCCTTTGTAGTTTTAGCGGCGTTCTTTTTCGCCTTGCTATAGGCGGAGGGGATATGTCCTACCCCCTCCAAGCTGTCTCGTCTGGCCACCGTTAGGCCTTCTTAAGAGTTAGGAAACGGTACTCCGATACCTTGTAGCCTTCAGGCAGAGGACAGTTAGTATCGCGTTGATCACGTGAGAAGAAGTAAATTGGAGTCTTCTTGTCCGAGTTTTTAAGTTGTACGTACCGTACGTTGAGGTAGTAACGCTTACCTTTTTTGTTGATGTGTGAGTAACCCATTGCGTTCTCCTAGAATGGCAGGTCTGCCAGATTAACGTCGTTATTATTAGTTTGCGCTGCTGCTGCTTGCACAGCCTCGACTTGTGGTGCTTCACCTTCGGCCATCATCTTTTGATATTCCTGGCTGGCTTCAATCTTCTTCTGTAGCCATTCAGGAAGTTCGCCAAGGACAGCCCCGTCTGGATCGCTCACCGAGAAAGCTACCACCGGGCGGACACCAGGCGCTTTATCTTGTGTCGCCATAATAGTGTTGACGTTCGCGTATGTGCGATCGCCACTCTCTGTGTGAACAATTTGGACGGTACAATATTTGTCGAGCAAGGTCGTCAGGTTGAACTGAGAAGCTTCTTGATCAGTGAAAGGCTTACCACGCCACTGCTCGAGAAGCGGGCGAAGCTTTGATTTCTTATTCATCGACAAAGTGTAGCTACCCATGACTGTTGGTGTGCCATCTACTGGCTGGCCATTGGAGTCTTTGAGAAGCTCCCAGAACAAGTACACCTTGCGCAGGTCTCTGTCCTTACCCATAAAGTTGAATGTGTGTGTACCGATGTCTACCATTTGGTAGCACCGAGCCAAAAATACACCCGCTGGTGCGACTTCATAGTCACCACCAGAAGATGATGCAGTAATTGTAATCATATTACTCTCCTTATTTTTAATAAACTTACTTAAAACAAGACGCTCTGGTTGGTTATATACAGGGGGTATATATACGTTAAGTACATATTACGCAAGTTGATACAGTCACTAGCCAAGTGTGACTATTTACGAGCTGTGTGCGTCTTAAGAAACTAACATAAACTAGACCCAGAATTGAAGAAAAAATGGGGTTTTTCGTCCGGAGGGTAACCAAGATGAAAAACTGTAAACTTGAAAGAATAGACTGAAAAGCTTACTAACTACGTGGATTAAGATTCGTAAATCTTTAGTGATGCACGGGTCTAAAAAATCTAAATTGTTAATGATCTCTGAGCAGCTGTGGTTAATATTTGAGAGAGACAAAATTGTGCTGTGCTGGATCTGCTCTAAGGTTTTTACACCTTTACTCTATTATAGCGCTCTCCTTTGATAAAGTCTACCCCTTTTTCAAAGTTTTCTATCATTTTATGCCTGCTTTGCTGGTACTTGGAGGCTTTCTTCCAGTATGATGAGTAGCGATGTTTGTCGTGCTTGCGGAAAGCCTTATTGTAGCGGCTCATTGCTACTGATGGTACTTCACTGTAGTCTATGTCGTGCCACTCGCGGGCGGACATTTTGGACTCCAGGAGATCAGCCTTGGCACGTAGCTTTGACAGAGCTTTACGGTAGTCTCGTGGCGTCATGCGGAGAAGCCTCATCATAGTGCGGGCCATTTCTCGTGTCTCCACTGAGCTTGCATTTTCTGACGGCAGCCACTTGGCTAGGGTAGAAACCTCACCACCAGCTAGTTCATCCTCAAGCTTCTTGCTGATAAACTCTGCCATGTTGATGAGAACTAACGGGTGTGTGTCGCTATGCCAGAGATCATCCCACCGACCATACTCTGGCACAAGCTCAATGTTCTTGATGGCTGACTCTGGTGCGATCTGAGAGAGCTTTCCCCAGCCGATACGAAACGCTTCTCGCGCCCCCACACCTTCCTTGATGTCTCGGGTAAAAAACAGGAAGCGCATTGTTAGCTCTTTGTCCTTCTCCCACGCCTCATCGACGATCTCATTGATGAGGATCGGTGTGCTCTTGAGAGCCGGTAGTGCTTCCCACCAATCCTCAAACACAGTACCTTTTAAATCCATTTTGTATAACTCCTTTTCTGTTATGTCTCTATTGTATAGAGAGAGATTGAGAAAGTCAACCCCTTTTAGCCACAAAATCCTACCATTTTACGGCGACGCTCCATCTCATTCCAGCAAGCCATCGAGTTAGCGATAGCTAGGTCACCAGAGATAATGAGGCGCTTCATCTCGTTGTAGCCAAGCTCTGGCTGAGCGGCCACCATGTCAAACACCTTCTGATAGTTCAATGCGATAGTGTGATATGCTTTAAATGTGCTAAACAGGGCTTGCCAGCTCCATGATTGTAGATTACTTGCTTGCATTTCGTTCTGCTGCCTTTCGTTCACCTTCTTTTGTCGCCATCTCTGAGATCTCTAGATCGCAGTCTTTGCACCAGCTCTTGCCATCCTCACGGCGTTCTAGCATGTGTCCGTAGTGGCTTACTGCTGCCTCTGCTAGGTAAAGTTCCCAGTGTTCGGCCCAGGTTCGTTTATTCTTACGATCAACTCGTGTGATCTTGAGCGTTGCGTTGGCAAACCTGAGTACCAAGCCTCGCTTAAATTTTGGATCATCATACGCTTGCTTGTCGATGATGTCCGTGATTTCTTCTCTCTTAGGCATTTAGCTCCTCTCTTTTAACTTATGTTACCCTGATGATATCAAACCAGAAGGCTTTTGTAAACCCCCACTTTGCTGTATAATGCTTGATGTCGGGGAGTTTTGCTCCTTTCCTCCACCGACAACGCTAATCTCCATAGATCCTGGGAATAATTCCAGGATCTTACTTTTTTGATCAGCTGTCGGTATCACAGGCTTTGGCTTCTCAACCACCTCTGCTTCTGGTGTCTGCTCGATAGCCTCCATGATTGGTGGCTTCGGGACTTCAGGAGTAATGGGCTTGGGTGGTGCGATAGTCTGGATAAGTTTTGGCTCTTCGTAGGTATCAAAATACGTTTCAGGATCAAACTTCATGAGCAAATAGTCGAGCATCTCCTGTTCAGTGTCGCCCCGTTCGTACCATTCACCCCAGTCCTTGACGCCTTCACTGTCATCAGGCCTAAGGTCTGAGTAATAGTAAACCTTGCTGATGGACTCGGCCACCTTCTCACCAGCCCTGTCATTGTCACCAGCGAAGTAGATAGTGATGCCATTATCCTTGCAGTACTCTGCGAATTGCTTGATCAGCTTGTCCTGTGATGCCGATGGTGTGGCAATTACTGGCATACCAAGCTCTGTGAGGACGGCAAAGTCACTAGAGCCCTCACAAATCAAAATCTTGTCTGTGTCTGGTGTGATATTCCACTGTCCATATAGACGAATAGGGACACCAGGCCAGAAATTAAAGCGCACTTTACCAGTGAGATTACGCCACTGGGCAAATAAGATCTTGCTACGGTCGCTATTCCAGTACGGGATAAAGTACCGCTTGTGTACCGCATCATACCGCCACCCTAGCTCATTGAGGGTGGAGGCTGAGACTTTGTGCAGCGTATGATCAGCAGGAATCTCTGGGAGAGACTTCCACGTATTCATCATTTTCTGCTGCTCGATAGCTATCTTACCACTGTTCATGTTGTTATTGCCTACTGAGGGGCTTTGTGCTGCGTCTTTGTCCTGATCGTGGGTGTTTTCCCATCTTGGCTTGTAATCGCGATTGTACGGCTTCTGGTAGCCTCCTGCGGGGTGTTTTGTGCGTAGTTCCTCCGCGTACTTGCAGATGTGGAATCTGCCACAACCTGCGAAGCAACTTACAAACCCATTGTCCAGAAAAATCTTTGCGCTTGGCTCATTGTCGGCGTGGTCTGGGTTTGGGCACTGGGACACGATGGTATTGCCGTACCTCCTGTGCTTGAGATAGTGCTCATCAAGCCAACGCTCAATACTAGACGCCGAAGGGGTCTGATACTCCGACATCACTGGCAGCGGGGATCATCTTTCCTTTACGTAGTACCATGTTGTAGCCATAGTTGGGGCGAGCGGTAAAGCGCGACTTGCGCATTGTGATCGTGATAGCACCAGGCGTACAAGAATTTTCATTCTCTTGTACCTCGAGGATCTTACTTGCTGCCGCTGCGATACTGCTTGAGCCACGGATACGGCTTGAGCCCCTACTGTCACCCTTGTTGGTGTGAGACACCAAGATGACAGTCTTTTTGACGTCCTTGATGAGCTGGTTCAACTTACGCATAAACACCTGCTGTGACCGCCACTCACCCTCCTGGCCGATACTTACCGTCTCAAAGAGGAATTGGAGGTGGTCGAGTAGTACAACGTCCCGGTCACGCTCTAGGAACATCCACTCCAGGTACTCCAGTGCACCCTCAAGCGTCCACTCACCCCGGCCAAGCTCCTTATCTGTGGCAATCTGAATGTCAGCACCACGCTTGAGCACGTACTCGGCGAAGTTGGTTTTACCCAGTGCTGCCTCCATACGGAGGTAGACATCAGCGCCCTCGTCCTCAAGGATCATCATGCCAATCTTTGCACCCTTGAGAATTGGGTCGCACAGCATGTTCAGGGCCACTGTTGACTTACCAATACCAGTGTCACCAAAGAGAATAACAATCTCGTAATTACCAGGGCGGCCATAGCCACCACCGATGTACTCATTGAGGCCACACCCCTTTGCGCTGTTGATGTCGGCACGATAGAGGTCGGTAACACCGAATGTGTGACGCTGATTCTCTGCTGCCTTATGGTATGAGCTTAATGCTTGTACCTCTTTTAGAAATCCCATTTATTGTTCTCCTTTTATCTTTTTTGATTCTTCTTCCATGATATCACGCACTTTATTGAATAGCAACCCCATTTCGTTATCAATTTGCATACCACGGAAGTATCTCACCCTGTCTTTGCGTACGTTAGCCTTGGCTTCCACTGGCCAATCGATGTCGTACTGAGGGCACACCATCTGGAGATATTTGTTTTTCTCTAGCAGCTTGATCTCACGCGGTGCACTGTCGACAGGGCGGTTGAGAAATAGGTTCATAGCTCGTAGCATCTTGGTGGACTTCCAGTCGATTATTCCACGTAGGCTGTCGAGCTTGAATGGAAAGCCCGTGAGAGCCGCGTAGGCGGCCCAAGGAAACGTCAAAACCATCTGGAGGTATGATGCAGCCTCTTGGGGGGTTTTGAACGCATACGCGGCCTCTGAGCGCTTCATATGGCCTAACATCACGTTAGCGTTCTTAGTCCAATCACGCCGTGGGTCATTTGGCGTGATCTTGGCGTGCACTTGCTTGAGTAACGGCACGAGAAGTTTCACGTCTGGGTGGCTGGCGGGCAGGCCGGGAGTTGCCTTTCTCTCTTTTGCTCTGTTTTGTGGGGGGGGCGGCGGAACTTGGGGGGGGAGGTGCGGAGCACCTCTATGGGCATCAGGAACAAACTTGTTCCTGGAGCCTAGACCCAGCGAAGCGGGGTCGGACTGTGGGGACGCCAGCTCTGCTGGCGGAGGCACGAGGCAAGCAGCTTGCTGCGCGCCGGCGAGGGGCGGAGTGGTGCAAGCTTGCTTGCGCCGCGACGCCATCTGGAGAGACTCGCTAGAGTCTCGACAGATATTTTTCTTATTATTATTAATCTTATATATAGAGGTGTTTGGGGGACAAAATGTCCCCTGACGAGCAATTATTGGGGGACAAAATGTCCCCTGACTCTGAACATTTTCAGCCTCACTTTGGGTACTTTTTGGGGGACAAAATGTCCCTTGATCTTTAGTAGTTTTTGTTTTATTCTTGCCATCCTCAATGCATTTTTGGACAGCTTCTAGGTAGCCAGGGTCTTTGGGTTTTGGTAGTGTCGGCACGGGTCGACCAAGCTCAAAGTATCGTTTTTTGTGCTTCTTGTAGACTACTGTGATCCACCCATCATCGATTAGGGTTTTAACACATCGCTTGATCTGTTTCTCGCTGGCCCAAAACACCCATTCTCTAATCTGCTTTACTGTTCTGTAGACAGCGTCAACATCCTGTTTTTTCTGGATCTCTATGATTGAATATGCTATATTGTTATAGACAACCCCAATAAGGCTGTTGCCATAATACCCCGATATGTAGGCATCACCAATCCTATTGTTGGGGTTCTTTTCTTTTCTAGTCATTTCTCTACTCCTTGCTGTGGGTCGTTACTTTAAATTTATTTTCTGCTGGCATAGACCTAGTGAACCCAATAGTCTCGATGTACCCGTCCTCCTCTAGGCTCACTATAGCATCTTTGATTTCCTTAAATGTTGTTTTCATAGGCAAAAACCTCTGGCATTCAGCCACTGACGTCTCATAGAAATAGTTACCGTCGTGGTAATTCACTACCATAAAATTCCAGTCTGGCATGAGCAGCCCAGCTACTATACCGTGCTCCTCTGTCACTCGTGGATCAAGCTCCATATCTCTTACTCCTCATCTTCCTTTATCTGTTTAATCAAATTATCTAATTTTCTCTGGCGCTTATGACTGTATGCACCATTTGATTTGTAATTGCCCTTGCCGAACTTACTAGGCTTTGTAAGTCGCTTGTCGTTCAAGTCCCTACTAACCTTTGGTGGTATACGGGCTATACGGTATTCAGGGTAGTATAGATTTCCCCGCTTGTCCTCTAGCCAACCATCCGCACAAAACAGACGGCACAACCGTTTGCAAGCAGAATAACCCACAGTAGCTGTCTTAATAGCCAGCTCTTCGTAGGAAATCTTGAACCCAGTGCCCATATCGCGCTCATTGCTAAAATCAACCAGCGCCGCCCACACCATACCCGCCTGGAGTCCATACCGTATAGCCATGTATGGCTCGCACAGCAAATAGTGCTTTGTACTCAATGCACGGGGCTTCCTCAATTTGATATTAGTATTTTTATCCACTAGCTCTCCTTTGTAGTGCTAAAATTGATATCAATCTGATAATAGCACTCACATTGCAATAGGGCAATACCCGCTCAGACAGCGTGAGAAGCTACAGAATAAGCCAAACACAAAAAGATGGGTAAACTCCCATCTCAATGTGTAAACGCAATTGTAGGCCTACTTACGCATGAATGTACCCACTTGTGGCACAAGCTTTTGGTATTTAGGTTTAGACTTTGGCTTTTCCTTGGCGTCTGAACCCTTGCGGTTGATCGTGTAGGTGTACATGATCTTATTATCCAGCCGGCCCTTCTCACTCCACACCTCATCACGAAAGCCACCAGCTTCCTTCTGAACGCGAATAGTCTCCACTCGCCCTAACTTCTCCGTCACATTGGCAATGTCATACACGTGTAGCACCTTATTAGGATCATTAGGATCAAGACGCACACCCCGCCCAATCATCTGATACCACAAAGCCAAAGACATAGTGGCACGAGACATCACGATGCAATCTAGCTCCGGGACGTCAAAGCCGGTAGTGAATACGCCCATATTGAGCATGGTTTTCAATTCACCGCTCTTAAAGCGTCGTACAAGCTCCTCACGCTCTTTACCTGGCGTCTTGGCTGTAACCAGCCCAACCTCAAGCCCAAACTCATCACGCATAATCTCCTGGATACTCTCCGCCTGGCTAACAGTCTGGCAGAATACCAAACACCGCTTGTGGTGCTTCTCTGCGTAGTTGATGGCCTGTACTGTGCGGCTAATAATACGCCCACCAAACACCTTGGCCGATTCATCCGTAAAGTTAGCCCCTGTGCTATTCACCTTGAGGTCTGCCCAGGATGTCTTGTCTTGGTAGTACTTGATGGGTGCTAAATATCCCATTTGTTCAAGCTCTTTATGTTCAATCTTGTAGCAGATGTTACCAAAAAAGGGTTTTTTACCCATACGATTCAACATCTTGAGCCCCGCGCTACCATTGAGCTGCCCATTCTCCCACGTATACACAGTATCAACTCGATATGGCGTAGCAGTCAGTCCAATCACATTGCCAATCTCTGCCCCTCGTAGAAACTTACCAAGCATAGTGCTACCAAGTTGTTTAGGGTTCAACCCATGGCATTCATCAAGGATAGCGTAATTGAAATGACGGAATAGTTCCGGCTTTTTGTAGATGCTACCAATCGTCGCAAATGTCACCTTCCTGATGTCTTTAGCCCCAGCACTGGCTGAATATATCCCCGCTTCAAGCTCTGGTGCATAGCTCGTGAACTTCTCGTAATTCTGCAAAACCAACTCACGGTTAGGCTGCAAGACAATGATATTGTCGTCTAACTCACGACAAATTGCCGCTATTATAAGAGACTTGCCGCTCCCGGTGCTGGCCACCACAATGCCTGGCCGCTCCCTATATGCAATATGTTGAAGCGCTGCGTTCTTGGCTTCCTCTTGATATGGCCGTAGCTTATACTTCACTTTCCCCTTCCCCTTCCTTTATATTTTTCTTTTCAAATCCGCCAATCGCTTCACAGATGGCAATACAATCATTAATATCTAACTGCTCCATAAATCATCCCCGCCCTATTCATCTTTGATGCCCGCATAGCCCACCAGCGACGCATACCGTCCAGCCATTGGTTGTTCATATCCCGATACCTGCTACTTTCTATTCAGATTTACTCACTAAATTTGGCCTGGTTGTGCAAGTAACCACAGTGTGATCAAACCCCATGCACCGAAAGCTAACGCCACTACGTAAGGCATTGCCTCATGCCATGCTGCCTTAATAAAGCTCTTGATCATCTTGCTTGTACTACCTGTTTGTTCGTAACTCATTGTTATAGTTCTCCTATAGTTTAATCTTGGTTTGTTGTTCTAGTAGCCCGTTTGTCTTGATGACATCCCAACTCATGATTGGCCAGCCGTCCCTATCTATGTTGGTTGCCACTACGCTTGTCTGGTAACCCTCCTCACAGATAGCCTTGTGAGCGCGTAGGGCGTCGCCTGCTGCGTTATATTCCTTGGCGCGGCTCCTATACTGTCTCCACTTCCTACCGCCCCAGAAACGCCTCACATCGCCTTGTACTGATTCTATGTAGTATTTAGTTATCATTGGCGTGCTCTGGACAAATCATGTAATTAAGCCACAGTGTGAATACCGTACCCCAGTGTAACGCTTGGCCCACAAAGGACAGAATAACAGCGATAGACAAGATAAGGATTAGTACATTGTCTAGCCAGTGATGGTAACACCAGAGGGCAGCAAGTGCATGCAATGTGGTGATAGCCGTTACAGCTAGTACGTAAAGTGTTGCTTTGAGTTTCATCTTCAGTTCTCCTATTATTGATCAAGTTAGTTGTATTTTGCAAGTGAGTTAGTTTTTGTCGCACTCGTAGCTAGTTAGATGATCCTTTGTGTAAGTGCTACATGTGTAGGTTACTCGTGCTTGTCGCTGCTCTGTGCTACTGTCTGGTGCTGTGTACCCGTAGCAAATTGCTGTGAATGCTACCACCATCAGTACCCATGCTACTGCGCTTGTGATCCATGATTGTTTACGTGCTTGCATTGTTATATCTCCGTTTAACCTTTTATTATCGCTTCTACTCCGGCCACAACTCGTAAGCCGTTCAGTTTGAATGTACTACCTGTTGTCTTTATCGTCATGTGACCCCTTTATCTCTAGTCAGGGTGGGTGAGCCTCGCATACTCACCCACGCATCTGGCTTTATTGTTAACGCGGAAGGTCAAGCCCTATGTAGTTGGTTCTTGGTGGAGTTGCGCCACCTTGCTTTCGCTTCCTGTTCATCTCTGAACTGTCTCTATTGTAGCGCGTCCTCTCTTTTAATGCAACCCCTTTCTCTCTTTTAATTGCCCAAGTTATCCACACCCCCACCCTAGTGGTATAATACAGTAGACACATAACAAATAAGGACACACACAATGGCTAACATTCAAAAGATTAAGAAACAAACCAAAGACCACCAAGACATTTACGATTTCCTCACACCTCCTGGAGTCTCCAAGGAAGACACCAAGGAGTTAGCGGAGGTCATCAAGGCTGATGCCACCCCACGCCCACAAGACCCTAAAACCGCCACAGCACAGCAGATACTAGAGATGCTCAAACCCTCTGGTGCTAAAAACGTTAATGAGTACCTAGATATGTACATGCAACAATCTGCTATTACAGCAGCTAACAGGCTAGAGGAGCTCGTAAACTCTGAAAATGAGAAGATCGCCACCCAAAATGTCCACTATGTTCTAGATCATGTACGCGGCAAGGCTATCCAGCGCTCAGTAACAGCCCACGCAAAAGTGAACATACAAGACCTTCTAGACTAATATAAACCACAGTGTTACAATAGTAAGCACTAGGTTATCTAGCACTTTGTAAACCCCAGTAGCCGACATCATCCGCGAATACATGCATAGAGGTGATGCCAATGTGCACAAACGCTGGTAGAAGTCATAACCTATACAAATTCAATCAACCACATACATATCACCCATAATATGTATGATTACCTTTTATCCCACACCACCACGTGTGGTTATTTGCGTTAGACACCAAAGAGAAAAGCACCAGCTGTTCACTGATGCCTTACCCTCTGTAGTCCTATCCTAGAATACTAAAGCCCAATCAACGCCGTACTGCACTTTAGCCTTTGCCATCTGCTTGCTGTCCTCCATCTGTAGGAAAGCCACAGCCCTGAACACACACCGCATACGAGCTGCCTCGCTCAACTCCTCTATGTCTGTCTTGTAGTCATCGTAAGCGTAAGCCTTGGCTATAGAGATAAGTGCATTAACCTGCTTGTAAATGGTGCTGTTTTCATCCTCAAGCTCAGTAGTTACTTGCCCCCAGTGTCGACCATCAGCCCAAACAGTCACGTACTCTTCGATGAGGTCACGATGCTTGATCAAGTAGTCGCCCCGTGCTTTCTTGGTAAGCTTTAGCATCAGCTCAAAGTGTTCTTTATCTGTCTTGTAGCCCTTTAGTTCGATACGCTTTACTACCTTGTCACTCACTGCCAGTGTCTCAGTAGCCAGCTCTACCTTTGTGATTTGTACACTCTGTGCGTTCATGTCTCGCGCTGTCTTGACAGCCTCATCCCAAGCAGCTAGCGCCTGCTCCATAGTGTCATACTGCTTAATACTCACAACATTTGGGCCGTATTCTACGAATGTCTCACCGTTCCAGTTCATAACTTCGTCGTATTCAGTTGTTGTGTTGATGTAGTAGTAGTTCATTGCTTTATCCTTTATTCCTTTATAGTTGCTTTATTGGTGATAGTTAGTCGTCTAGTTGATCTAATGCTCGGCTGGTGCACTCTAGTTGGTCGATGTAGTCAAGATCTGTAACATCCTTACCGTAAACCTTGTATGCTTCCTTACGTGCTAAGTCGATTAGTTTGTATACATTCTTGAGCAGCGGGCTATCAAAGTTCTTTAGATCAGCTTGGATGGTGTCCCAGCTCCAGCCATTGTCTCTGTAGACCTCCAGGTAATCCTGGATAATGTTGCGATGGTTCTTAAGCCAGAAACCGTGCCGATCGATTGATTTGTCTAGAAACCCTTCGAAACCTTCTCGCTTCGTTGTCTCTCGTTCTGGTACTGTCCACATTGCTTTTGTCTCCTTCTTGCGTTCTCTTTTGTTCTGTCCTTATAGTACTCCCTCATTCTCTCTTTTGCAACCCCTTTTGTGCATTTTTCTTTGACTTTCTCACTCCACCACTGTTAGCTCTGTGGATAACTTATATCTACCTGATGTCTAGCACCTACTATTCACTATCTTGTAATGCATAGTACTGGTAGCTAGCTCGCCCCTCATACATAGATACATACATTACATACACAACCAACCAAACAACTAATAACCTACACATAAATACATTAGATGAATCACTAATAACCAACACGACAGACTCAGTAAACACAATGAACTAAGAACTATCAACCAAGCTATAGACAAACACGATACACACATTAGATGAATCAAACACATCAACACCCAAGCTAGTAACAAATACATTAGATTAATCAGCCTAACCTAACCAACCAAGAATAACTAACCAAGTAACTACGATAGATACGTAAACAACCAAGTAAGTAGCTACAACCAACATATCAACCACAACAAACGAAGAACTAACAGCAAATACACGAACAAACACAATAGACAAATTAAGAACTATTAATAAAATAAGCTAAATCCCAGTGTCACACGCATGTTAGGCGCAATTTATGCACCAAATTGTGAATATTACACGCTAAATGGCTTGACGAGAGCAGGGCTTGACAGCTACACAACCACTGTAATCTGCCACATTCTATCGCTAATCTCCGTCATCCCCACACATTCTACCCCTGTTAGCTGCTTTAACTTCGTACAATCTCCATTATCGGAAGTATGCAATCATTACCCAACATGAGTTATACCTCATATCCCATAGCTTCTCGCGATCCTACAGCCTCTCAATGCCCTTGTGCGATACCTAATGCATGTATCATTCCACACGCTGCTCGCTCGCTCCTCTCCTCCTGGCGTCTGTGCGTGCGCGTGGCCCTCCCCTAGGGGGG